TATAACTGAGTCTTTTGAAAGATTAGGATTCTTTGATTACTCTGGTAATGATCTAAGATCAGCTAGACGTTCTTTAAATATAATGTTTCAAGAATGGGACAACAGAGGTCTACATTTTTGGGAAGTTGCAAGAACTGCAATTACACTTGTATCTGGTCAAAACGAATATACAATTTTTAGATCACCATCTGATGGAAACGCGAACGGAATAACTACCACTTTAACATCTGGTATTTCATCAAGTGCAACAACTATTCCTGTGGCATCTACAAAAAACATGAATGCTACCGGTAAAATTAGAATTAACTCTGAAGTAATTATTTACACTTCCATTTCTGGAAACAATATAATTTGTGAAGCATCTGGTCGAGGAGCAGATGATACTACAGCTGCAGGACATTCGTCTGGAGATGCAGTTACAAACTTTGTTGATATGGTTTCAGATATTCTTGAAGCAAGTTTCAGAAACACAAGTGATGTGGACACACCACTTTCAAAAATTAACAGATCACAGTATCAAGCTTTTTCAAACAAGAGTTCTACAGGTCAACCATCACAATACTTTGTGCAAAGATTTATAGATAAAGTTACAATCACTTTGTATCTAACACCTGGAGATACACAAGCAGGTAGTTTTATTTACTTTTACTACGTAAAAAGAATTCAAGATGCAGGTAAATATACTAACGAAGCTGATGTAGTTAATAGATTTGTACCATGTATGTGTGCAGGGTTAGCTTACTATATGGCTATGAAGAAAGCACCACAAAGAACTCAAGAAATGAAATTAATTTATGAGGATGAATTACAAAGAGCATTGCAAGAAGATGGATCAGCAGCGAGCGTTTATATTTCACCTAAAACTTACTACCCGGAGATATAATGGACAAAGATAAAATACAAGAAATAGCAGATGAATTAGCCGAATCAATGTACGGTAAAGATTTTTACGATTTAAGTGGTCGTCAACAAAGTGAAGTTTATGAAAAAGCTATTGTAGAATTAAATGACATGTTGGCTGATAGAGCTGACATGATGAGAAAAGGTGAAGCTGATGGTGGTCGTATAAAATTAGAAGCTGGTGGTTATTTAGATTATGTAAGAGCTGTAAAAGAATTAGGTTTTCAACCTATTCGTATTGATGAGTATAAATCTTTGCAATCTGCTATGGATATGCAGGATATAATTAAATTAACTGAACGATTAAATATGGTTAATAAAAAGGTAGAGTAGTATGTCAAAGTTTGCAAAAGGTAAATACGCATTAGCAATATCGGACAGAAGTGGTCAAGCATTTCCGTGGAGAGAAATGGTTACAGAATGGAATGGTGCGTTTGTGCATGTATCAGAGTACGAACCAAAGCAACCACAGTTAGAGCCAAAACCTTTTGTAGCTGATCCACAAGGACTAGAGCAAGCAAGACCTCAACGTTTTCCATCTGATCAAATTGGTGGTGGAAACATGGTGGCTAATTTAACTTTACCTGGAGATTTTGCTTTTCAAGATTTTAGTAATAATAGTATGGTACCTGAAAATCCATCTGTTATAAATGGAAGAAGAGAAGCACAAATAAATGTAGGAGAGGTTACGGTAAGTATAACATGACGTATACAGAGTTAGTACAAAAAATTAGAGATTACACAGAAGTTACAAGTACAGTTTTAACTGATACTATTGTAAACGGATTTATTGAAAATGCAGAGTTTAGAATTTTAAGAGATGTAGATTCTGATAATAACAGAAGATATGTAACTGCTCAATTAATTGCAGGGACAAGATTTATAGATACACCTCAAAACTTATTGGTTATTAGATCTGCGCAAATCGTAGATTCTGATGGAACAGCTAATCCTGACAACAGAGACTTTTTACAATATAGAGATACTAGTTTTATGTCTGAGTTTAATAATTTAAACTCTCAAGGAGTGCCTAAATATTACAGTAACTGGGATGAGGACACAGTAGTTGTGGCTCCTACTCCAGATCAGACCTATACAATTCAGTTAAATTATATCTTGAAACCTGCTGGATTATCGAGTACAGTTTCTACTACATATTTAAGTCTGCAATTTCCCAACGGACTTTTGTATGCATGCCTAGTTGAGGCTTTTAGTTTTCTAAAGGGGCCAAATGATCTCTTGCAATTATACGAAGGAAGGTATAAACAAGCAGTAGAAGGCTTCTCAATAGAACAAATGGGAAGAAGAAGACGAGATGAATATCAAAGTGGTGTTCCTCGTATAGGTAA